GACGCTGACTGTAACGGCCAACGGCACTGCTGCTTATCGATTCGATCAGTATGGTGCTACTGATGATCCTACTATCTATGCCATAAGCGGAACTACCATAGCGTTCAATCTTGATGCAGTACCGAGTCATCCTTTCTTAATACGGACCACTGGTGGATCAAACTACAACGATGGTTTAGTTCACGTAACTAGTAGCGGCGTAGTTACTACAGGTTCATCAGCACAGGGTAAAACTAGCGGTACGTTGTATTGGAAGATACCTTATAATACCACAGGAAATTATCAATATCAGTGCCAATCCCACGGGGGCATGGTGGGTACTATTACAATCAAAGATATAGCAGCAATTTAACAAGGATTTTTTATGCCAGTAACATATAATTCACTAAGAACAGTAAATGGATTTCGCAGTCCAGGATTCACTGTAAATAGTGGTGGATCAATTGATACTTCAGGATCAATCACTGTTGGTGGTGTGTTCACTCTCAGCGGAGAGTTATCCTCAACTGCAAATTTAACCACAACACAAACTATCAACGGTGCAAATCTACAACTTAGCTCAATCGCTGTAGAAGGCAACAATATTAAAACCACCATAACCAATCAAGATCTTTTGTTAAGCGTAGATGGAATCGGAACGATAAGACTACAAGAGGCTGTGGAAGTTACTGGAATTTTAAGTGTGACAGATACTACCGAAGCCAGTTCAACAACTGTAGCCTCGACCGTGTTTTCTGGTGGTGTTGGTATCGCCAAGGCACTCAGAGTAGCCTACGACTCATATGTGAACGGCATAAGAATAGGAAAGGGCAACAACGGTATCGCAACCAATACCTCTATTGGTGTTACAGCAATGAACGCTGTTACTACCGGAGCAAACAACACTGCATTAGGATACAACTCACTGAACTTAGCAGATAGTGGCAGTAAAAATACCGCATTAGGATCAACTGCTTTAGATTCTCTTACTACTGCTAATGATAATACAGCAGTTGGTTATGCAGCTCTAACAGCAAACATAACAGGTGCAAATAACACTGCCATGGGATCATCTGCATTAACTGTCAGTACTGGGGCAAAAAATATAGCACTAGGATACAATGCCGGTAGTGGATTAACTACCGGTGATGCTAATGTAATTATAGGATCAGCAACAGGTACTACTATAACAGGCACAAATAACAATATATTGATATCCGACGGTGACGGTAATATAAGACTGAGTTTTGCCAACACGGGCATCGCTACATTCGCTGCTGCAATAGCCGTGACCGGCACGGTCAGTGCAAATGATGCTACCACAAACAGTCATTTAGTAACTTACAGGCAGGCTAACAATCTTTGTTTGGCCTATATGATGTTTGGCATTGGTGGTAGTTTGGTACAATAATTAAAGTTCACGCATTACTTCAATTATTGTCTGTATTTTTAACTGAGTATTTTTGTTACGAATACTCTGTTCTAATCCTTGATGAGTAGGTTTAGGTAATCGATCTAGTTGAAACCATCCCCAACCAGAATGTTCCTGGCAGGTAGTGATTAAGAATTCTTGTTCAACGATACAAAAATAAGTGTTAAACATAAACACCATATCTTTGCTAACAAATTTTTCTAATGGAATAACTTTGGTAAAGTTAGGCAACGTACCTATCTCTTCTTGCAGTTCTCTTTGCAGACCTTGAAACGGATTTTCACCTTCGTTGTTTGTGCCGCCGGGTAGTACCCAACGTCCGGAATGTTTCCCATCTGTCTTTTGTAATAGCAAGATTCGGGCTGTGTCTTTAGCGCAGATTATTGCACCACTGCATTCTATGCGTTCTTTTATAGTTCTAATCTCCATGTGCCTGCTCTATACTCTCCTTCAAAGGATTTAATCCAACTCTGACCATTCCATTTGTATTGCACTCCAGTATATATATTGGTTTGATATACTAATTGATCTGCACTCTGAGCGGCACTAAACACAACTACCCATTTTACACCATTGTATTCTATAATATCATTTTCGTAGGCTACAGGATCACTGCCATCTGTGCCCTTCCATGCATCCGGACCGTCGTAGGCAAAAGTAAATGGTGTGTCTCCAACAGTGCCATCAACATTTTGACTACTATTAATGTTTTCTACAATTAGGTATCTGGTGCCTGCTACAGAGGCAGCTAGTCCGTGATCGGGTCCAACTCTGGTAGGATCAACGATAGCATCAAATGTTCCTGGGCTACTTGGTCTAGCCGCGGTAACTATGTTTGTATTTGTCGGAAATGTATCTACATCATAATTAACGGTAATATAAGTTTCATCTAGAGCATTAAGACTTATTGTGCCTACAACTTCAGTGAAATTATTTTGCTTGAGATAGAGTTTACTGAAACCTGCTTTATACTTGCCGGGATAAAGGTCAAGTAATTTACGCCAATTTATATTTTCACCGTACTTGGTTGGAATTTCCACACTGTCATTACGAGCACTTATACTTTCATTGTAATGAAGAATTTGCGCTTGGCCATTTATAACCAATATTCCAAACCCCTCAATAGTGGTTTTCTTAACAGATAATAAGTTACCAATGCCCTTGATATTAAATTGTTGACTGCCACTGGGAAATAACTCATTACCAAATTCTAAAGTGGGATCACTAGCACCAATGCTTTCAGCGTCTTGAGTTATACCGGCAATGATTGTTGTGATCACGCCTAATTGTTTTACTTTTACCGGAGGACTTATATAAATTGGCGCTTCTAATGTTAATGTTGCTATATCAATATTGGTATTTGCACCAACCGGAATACTTCTGTTGCTAAAAGTCATTTGCGTTAATTCTAATGTGCTCAAACTAGTCCAGTCTATAAAATTATCTGTGGTCTGTATTTCTAAGCTGGGGTTAAACAAAACCAATAATTGTTCTAAGATCTGCAATTTTTGATCTGTGCTGGTGCTCCATATGTCAACCTTACAGGTCAGTTTGTATGGTGTAGGCATTAATCGTTCAACAGTATATTGGTTGCCCGGTGAACTATTATAATCGGATATAGTTTGTCCGTATGTGGCACTGGCAGGATTATCATCAACATAGCCAAAGTCTCGTTCCCTAATGTGTATTTTGCCAACATAACTGGCGTCGGAAAGTCTGGTACGATCCATTTCTAAGTTACTAATATATACAGCCATGCGTGGAGCTGCACCTATCTTATTTTCTGAATTATCCTGCAGGATATGTGCGACCTGTCTATCACTGTCTCCATACAGAACAGGAATCCTTACTAGGGTGCCATCACCGTACTTTACACTGAAATTACTTAACAGACGAATAATCTGTGTTAGATATCTACGAATCTGTCCGTCATAAAAATGCAACATTATAAATCAGCCTTTGGTTTCAGCGCCCTGGTTAGGCTGCTGCGTTGATCGATAATTTCACTATACACATCCCATTGTATCCGTTGTCCCACAGTTATAGCGTCCAAGATTTTTATAGTTAAAAATCCGCCTTGATTAGTTACCTGTATCTTGGCCGTAGGTACAATATTTCTATCTATTGCTACTTTTACACCATAGTTTGCACTGAAATTTACTTTGGTAGTAATCAAACTTTGGCTTAGATTGAAAGCACTAGTGTTGTCTGTTGCTGCAAATGTATTAGAAGCTTTAGCAATAAATGTGTCTGATTTAAATTTTTTCAACAGTGTTTTTTCTGCGTTGTTTATGAAACTGGTTTTTTGTGTAGTTCTGGTATCTGTGTTAGTCATAGTATGACGTTTCATGTCTTCATATTTTACCCATTTACTACCTGTGTATCTAAAAAGTCTATTTGGGAAAAAATCTGTTCGAAGGAAGAATGATCCTTCATACGGATTTGAGGGGAAGTTTATACCGTGGCCAAAGTTGTATCCATTAGGCGGTGCACCATCTTCCAACAATATGCCAGTATAACCATCTGCGAGAGGTCGATCATTGATTCTGCTAGTGTCTAATCCGGTTAAAGAAGCATCATCTTCTGTGCTGTCCACCGTTTGTAAAATTGGCGATCCTGTTTCATCAACTGCCAATGTATAGAAATGTCTGGTCTCATGACCACTTTTAGGTGCATCTGCTTCAGCTTGATCTATTATTGAATCATTTATTCCCAACTCTTTACTTCTAGTGCTTAAGATATCTTGTAATGTATTGCCGCTGTAAATGCTGAAGTAACTGGCATTAGGTGGCTCGTTGCCTGTGGTAGCAGCAGTGACTTGATACAAGATACCCTCATGCCTTAATATCTGACCAACAACATAGGCTTTAGAGTCAACATAATCTCCTACAAATTTTTCTAAATCATCTCCGGTGGGTTTTGTTAGAATGTCAGCGAACTGCTGTGTATCCATTACTTTTTTCAGTTTTAATCTGTAGAGGTGTGGGTACCAGGTCTGACTGAATCCTTCACTGGCCCTAGAAACGTCTTCGATTGCATAGTATCGAGGAAGACTAATATCAAAATCGTTAAGTGCGAACTCATCTTTTAGATGTGGCAGTTCTATAACATCACCACTTATAGGTTTACGTCCAACTATTTTGATCCAGTCATTGATATGTACTACTATCATAATAGTATCGTTGTCTAGAAAAACGCCGAATTGACTGAGGTTAAAATCTATATTTTGAACTTGGTAGTGGCCTCGACAGCGATAGATATCCGGATCATATTTCCTATCTCTATTCTCTAACAGTAATAGATCTTGTATATTAGACACGCTTTGCGAGGCATATATCGGCTGATCCGCTGTGGCCTCGCTAACGCTGGGATTTTTCGATCCGACATATTTGTGAACATATAGATCTGTACCGCCAAGCTGAAACATTTCAGAAAGTTGTCGATCCAAAAATTTGTAATCGTTGCCCTTTTCTGGGCGATACAATGATAATCTGGGCATAATACATATTTAGCGGGCATAAATATACTTGGAGAGTGCAATGGCTGAAAATAGTAACCTCGAAGAACGTCAAAAAGTCTACAATTACATACGTGCCATGTTAGGTGACGGCATGGTTGATGTAGAATTAGATCCTATACATTATGAAACTGCCCTTAATCGCGCACTAACAAGATTTAGACAACGCAGTCCAAATGCTGTTGAAGAAAGTTACAGTTTTTTAGAGTTTGTTGAGGACCAAAATGAATATAGATTGCCCGATGAAATCATAGAAGTTCGACAATTGTTTAGGCGTAGCATAGGCAGTCGAACTGGTATGGGCGCAGGCGGCACACTGTTTGAACCGTTCAACTTAGCGTACACTAACACATATCTACTAAATGGTACAATGATGGGTGGTCTATTGACCTATGACCTGTTTGCACAATATCAAGAACTGGTAGGCCGTATGTTTGGCAGTTTTATTGAGTATCATTTCAATGCTAACACACACATCTTGCGTGTGTTGCAACGTCCCTTTGCGGCTGGTGAAATCGTTCTTATGCGGACATACAACTTTAGACCAGATGCAGTGCTTTTGACTGATTTGTATGCAAAACAATGGCTGTATGATTACAGCCTAGCAGTTGCAAAATATATCTTAGGTGAAGCAAGAGGCAAGTTTGCACAAATTGCAGGACCCGGCGGCGCCGGCGGTCTTAACGGC